CGTAGGATCTTAGAACTCAGATGAGAACTAGAACAAGAACAAACGTCAGCGCATGGGTTTCTGGTTCAGCAGGCAATCGCGTTCAAGCGAATGTCTACTGTTCTGGCTCCCCAGCATCTGATACGAGCAACGTTTTCGTTGCCGCGTATCAGGTACCGGCTGAATACGTTGAAGAACGTATCAGCGATTCCCTCGGTCGTAAGAGTACGCACCCAGTTGTCCATCGTACCAAAGTTGTTAAACTTGGTAGGGAGGATATGGTTACGTATTCAAACGCGGTAGGGGGTAGAGCATGCGTGTCATCCTATGGCCCGTCACCTTCAGTGGTGAACTGGCAGGCTGGCTTCGCGGGCTACTTCTTCCCCTGGTCTGTCGGTAACGACGGATCAGTTCCGGGATCATGGACGTTTGGTAACCTGGGCATCAGTGAGGGCTCGTTGAAAAACGATGTGATGGAGTTGGCTCGGTCTGTTAAGGCCGACTTCCTCCTCAACCTCATTGAAGCTAATCAGATATGGCCTTCCATAAAATCCCTTGCTGGGAGTTTGCCAAATATGGCGAATAACTGGTACGAGATACGGAAGAACATCAGGCGATGGAGTGGAGGTTACTTAGCCTGGAAGTTCGGCATTGGGCCGATACTTCAAGACTTCATGAACATCCACCGCTATTGGCCTAAGATTAAACAGGACCTCGATAACGCAAAGAAGGAGAAAGCAAGAAGGTACAGCCGAGTGGCTGAACTTTCTGCATCCTGTGTCTCACTTAGCTATGTGAATGGCCTTATGGGCAATTCCATGACTAGGTTTGACGCAGAGGTGCTTAAAGCACCGACTGTGCGTTACGTTATTGTAGTGAAGCCGAATACTAAGTACTTGACGTCCGCATTTGCTGCGGCCGACTTGTTCATGTCTCGGTTCGCGACATCACCGGCTAGTCTGGCATGGGAGAAAATTCCATTTTCTTTCGTGGTGGATTGGTTTGTTGATCTTCGCGGAGCTCTTCGTAAGATTGATGAGGCGATAGGGTTCTCACCCTATCAAATCGTCGCTTTTACGCGGAGTTTTAGCTATCATCTGGCTAACGCGTGGCAGGGCGTTTACAAATCGCCTTGCGACGGTTCCGTTATTCAGACGGTTCCAGTTGGTTCGATTGAGTTCAAACACTACGATCGATCTAATGTCTCGGCGGATACATCGAGTATCATGCTGAGGCCTCGCTTCGGAAAGAATCAAGCAGCCATTTCGGCTGCCTTGATCACCCAACAACTAACGAAAGTTAGTCGATAAGTGCGAATCGAGTAGTTATGATAGATGTTAGTCAGTTACGAGTTCATATATATGAAACCGCAACAAACAAACAAGGATGAACTGCTGGATCAACCTTGGGTTATCTCCTTTATCGAAGATAATCTGAGAAGTGGTTCAACAGTACTAGAAGTAGACTATGCTCTCTGCAGAATTGCGGAGGTCATGGGCTACAACTACAAGGGCATTCTAAAATGCCTAGCTAATGCTAGTATATTCGGATGTCCTTATTTTGATGTTGATTGGGAGCAAGAGCCAGGGAAACCTGGTATCGAGTTCACTTTTCACCTTCAGAGTCATCCTGATAAAATTACACGACGCACCGCTATGCGGGGCTAGTGTAACGTCTATCCGCTCCAACAAAACATAACCTACCGTTACCATGAACGCTGATCTCACGTTCAACACGATTGTCTTCAAGAAAAGCTGGGATGACCCAGACAAAGGCAGTCTTCGTCGCTCTACCGCCCGGGCTATTAATACGCCCGACGATATGAGCATCAAGTCGCAGTCATATGTCGATACTACCACGAAAGTGGCTGGCACTCGGTATACGGCGCGAATTGATCGTCATGATATTGACGCGAATGGGCAGAAAATTATTACATCTGCTTATCTCGTCATCGCAGTTCCGGAGACAGCATCCTCGGCGCAAGTTACCGATGTGGTAACTACGTTCAAGGCTGTTGTTGCCGATGCGAACTATATCACAAACGTGCTCAATAACGAGAAGTAATCCTCATTCTGAGGCTTGCTTTTCTATTTGAGTAGTGTTGAGAGAGTGGACAGTTGTTTTGCTGTCTACTCTTTCATCAAGAGCAGACGGCTGGAACGGTACTCCCTAGTATGCATGCTATTGAACATACATATGTCAGCCTGCTAGCAGATGTAGCTAACAAAACTGGGTTCTCTGAAATACGAGGATCTTATTATGGGCTACAATGGTGTCTTAACGAGGCACCGAAGCTAGAGAAGCAGCTACTGGCAGCAGTCGAGTCTGGGTCAAACCTAGATATCGAAGTGTGGCCATTAGAGCTAAGGCGTCTCGCACTTGCATCTTTAGTAGATGCAATAGCAATGCGATACGTCCGGCAGCTTCTTCTGTTCTGCTATAAGGCCTCTGTTACACATGACCGCACGACAACCGAGAAAGCGTTCCAGGGTTTCCTGGAAACTAATCTCTCTGTTGGGCGTTTTGGCTCCTCTCTCGCAAGAGAGAGTCCGAGACTGCTTGATAGAGTTCGTCGTCACGTTCAGTCAGTCCTGTACCGGTACCAAGAGAAGGTTTTCGAGCCTTCCCACGGACCCGGGGCAGTAACCAACTCCAAGTGGAGATGGAAAGACTGGTATTCTACTATAGAATACGTTTACCCGTATGCAGACCACTATTGTTTCTATTTTAATAGAGACCATTGTGGACAGCTAGACGGGTGTTCTACTGAGTCACACATAGAAGCAAAGGTTATTGCTGTTCCAAAAGACAGCCGTGGCCCTCGTTTAATATGTGTTCATCCTGCAGAGTCCATATGGGCTCAGCAGGCCGTTAGGCGAAATCTCGAGCGAGCTATCTCGTCTCGACGGTGTCCTCGTTTCGGACCTTGGCCTTGCGGCCGGATCTGGTTCAAGGATCAATCGATTAACGGTCGCATAGCCCTCCTTTCTAGTCGAACGCGGCGTTATGCCACGCTAGATATGAAAGAGGCCAGCGATCGTATTTCAGAGCCACTTGTACAGATTCTCTTTGGGAGAAAGTACAAGTACTTTGGATGTTGTCGGGCCCAGAAGTTTGTTATTCCTAGCTTGGGTTCCTTACGGAACTTGCGCGGGGATATACATAGCTACGCTCCTATGGGGAACGCAACCACGTTTCCCGTTCAGAGCTTAGTCTTCTGGGCTATATGTGTTGCATCATTGCAGCGCCAAGGGTTTCATCAACCCGGTGCTGTATTTGTGTTCGGTGATGACATCGAGGTTCCTTCCGAATGTGCTCAGGGCGTCATAGACGACTTGGAATCATTCGGTTTGCTTGTCAACAGGAGTAAATCCTTTTGGCAAGGGGCCTTCCGTGAATCGTGTGGCGTAGATGCTTTTAATGGCGTCAACGTCACTCCAGTTCGTTGGAAGACTACACTCGATGCTGAACACCTAACTGGGTTGCAGTCTCTCTCCGACCTAGCAATGCGCTTGCGTATTGCTGGCTACGAGGAGGCTGCTGTTACATCATACGCTATACTGAGGGCGAGGCTTCGCGCTATCACCGGTAAGCAGTTGTTCTTAACGAACAATCGCGAACACGGTGGGATCGCTGAGTTCTCGCTTAATGAAGCCGAAGTTTGGCGCGATGCCTATTGGCATCGCGACTTGCAATGGTTTCATTCTCCGGTATGGCGACTCGAGGACTCGAGGGAAAGCCCTGGAGCACATGACTGGAATCATGCGCTCGAGTCGGTATGCTCACTTGAACGTAGTTCAGGAGGGCGTGCCCGTGAGGACATAACCCATGGTGAACTCGCTCCACGGCGAGTGAGGCCGGTCCGTGGATGGATAAGAATAGCTTAACAATGCTATTCTGGGCTCTAGACTTAATCGTCTAGTTCGCCTCGGTGTTTCCAAACAACCGAGAC